TGGTCTGATTCACATTGAGACCCATTCAACACCGTAAAATATTGAATGTTTTTAGCTGCGTTGATGTCGGCATTGAAGATCAAATTACACTTACCACAGCAATACTTTGATTGACTCTGCCTGTTATCTTTCGATATATCACCGCACCTATGACACCTTTGAGATGTATAAGCTGGATCAACACCAACGACTTTCAGTCCAGCATTCCGAGCTTTATAAGTAATCTTGTTTATTAGATCTTTAAAAGCCCAATTATACCTTCTGAATTTCTTGTTTGCTAAATGACCACCCTTTAATGCTTCTAAACCTAAAACGTTTACGTTTTGAAGCAGACAGTAGTCAACTAACTCCCTAGAAAGTTTATGATTTAAATCGTTCGTCCAATTAGATTGTTTTAAATTAATAGCTTCTTTAAGCTTTTGATTCCTAGCTCTTTTCTTACCGAATTCAAGCTTTTTATGCTTAATGAACGCACCAGAGCCAAATTGTTTACCATCCGAGCAGACAATAGGCTTAGCTATACCTAAATCGATACCTAGAGTATTATTAGTAGAAAAGCTTTGCTCTTTAGTCTTAAATACTAATCTTAAATATAACTCATTCTTATAAGTAATGATAGAGCTATCACTAATCGATTCAAAATCAGTTAGAGCCTTAAGATGATATTTGCATAGCTTTAATGGATAATAGGTACGAAGAAATTTAAACCAAGCATCAAAGCTCTTGCTCTGTTTATTATATTCAAAATGGAACATATCATTCCTAAGTGGGATAAAAGCTTTAATGTTCTTTGGGAACGTAACTAGCTTCTTTTTCTTTTTGCACCAGCTAATATAACTCTTAACTGTTCGATCTAAATTAATTAGATAAGCTTGAAGTATACCTGAATTGATTTGTGAATAAAGCGCTCTATATTTAGCATAAACTTCTTTAGATTTAGCTGACTGGAAGCTTTTAGTTTCTAATTGGTTTAGCTTATCTTGAAGATACGTTGGTGTTAACTCCTGAAGAACAGAAAGAGTAGATTGGAGCCTATCTAGCTTTAATTGGTTCGGATATTTTAATTTAATCTTAACTGATTTCATTTAGATTTTTGTTCTTCAATATACCTTTTAACTACATCAAGACTCACAGAGCCAACAGTGGATATAAATTTTGAACGAGTCCAGAGAGTGGGTAATCTAGATCTTAATTGCTTAAATTCTGAGCGGAGTATATTCGATGTATATCCTTTTATTTTACAAATAGTTTTATATATACCAGTTTTAGGATTTACATCTATTAACAAATGAATATGATCCGGCATTATTTCCATCTCCAATATATTGTAACCATATTCAATTTGCTTTTCTAATATTAACTCCCTTAAGCGAGCTTCAATACTTCCAGACAATATTTTACGTCTATATTTTGGACAGAATATAACATGATATTGGCAACTATAAACCATATCGTGTTCCGATTTATATATCTTACTCTTATTATTTTCTATGTTCATATCTATTAATTTTATTATATATTGTATTTGTATCTATAATTATTTATGCTAATCAGCTGAATTTTCTTGACTTTTCAACAAAACAATTTATATTAATAGGTGTGCGAAATTCATCCATAGGCTAAAGCGCTATGGCTTTCTTTCGCAGGATATTGTAAATAATTTTATATGACAACAGAACTTGATGATCTTTTAAAAGAATTAAAGCAAGAAGGTAATAAAATTACAACATCACCGAATACCCTTCCCCCATTACCAGATGTAACTGACGATAATGTCAATAAATATATATTAGATAATGCAGCAAAGTTAGTGCAATTAGGATTACTTTCTGTTGAATCTTTACAATCTATTGTATCTCAAAGTACGGATCCAGAAGAAGTTGAATCTTTTGCCAGTTTGATTAGATCTGTTAATGATTCTTTAAATACAATTAATAAAATTAATATACAAAACAAAAAGGCAAAAGTATCTAAAGAATTAAAAGAAATGGATCTGCAAAAACAATTACCACCGATACATCAAACAAATGTATTAATTGCAACAAGAGATGAAATAATAAGAGCTATGCTTAATAAATCTACTAAACATAGCTCTAATGATAACAATGTTATCGATGTTGAATCTATGGATTAACGACGACCATCATATTCATCAGCACTCCAATACTGTCTTAATGTGACTCCAGGAATTACTTCTTGATCTAAAGGATCTATTGTTGTAGTCGTAGTTGTTGGTTCAGCCGTTGTTGTAGTCGTAGTTGTTGGCTCAGCCGTTGTTGTAGTCGTAGTTGTGCCTTCTTCTCCAGATAATGCAATAATTCTAGTATCTACATTATCTAACGATTGTGGTGTTTTATTTTTATTTTTCTTAAAAATTGCCATATGATACTCCTTTTTAATTATTTATGGTATTTACATATTTTTTGTATAAATTTAATTTAAAAATTCTTTATCAAATGTATTAATACCAGTAGTAACCATAGAATAATTAACTAATTTTATTTCTAATTGTTTTGCGGAATTTTTAGCGAGTTCAAATTTTTCAAATAGATGTTTTGTACCTAATCTTAATGGATCGGGGGTGCCCTGTCCATAAAATGAATCTTGTTTCATTTCTTTAAAAAATTCAGCCGCCCATATATTCATATTTTTAACTGTGGGATCATTAAATTTATTTTGAATATTTGGTTTTCCAGATTCTTCCCATTTTTTTACTTTTTCAGGATTATAATCGTGATCAAACCCCAGGACCCCAATTTTTTTAGGCCGCCTTTCTATCATTATCCAATATAATCCTAAGAAAAATATAGTATATCCTGCATAATGTTGTGGTGATGAACATTTCCAATTCAATATTTCAGCTGCTTTTTGCGCTGTTTGAGAATAATCTTTATATGATATTTCTTGTTTATAATTTTTTTCTTTTGGAAAATTATATTTTGGAAAATCACCTGAATGAATCCATATATCAAAAAATGACTTATCAAAAAGTCTCCAAGCGTTATTTGCACATACAATAGTAAAATTTGAAAGATCTTTATCTTTTATGTTTAATGCTGAATTTCCACTTCCGATATATAAATAATTTTCTTCTTTATTCATTTATCTCCAATTATTTAATCCTTCTTTAGCTTTATTTAATATCAAATCAATTCTACCAGCAGGCAATTCATTTTTAAAATGATTATACGCATCTTTTATCATTTGATGATTATAATCTTTATATAATTCATACCAACCAACAAAATAATTCCATACACGATCCTCTAAACACAATGGATATTTTACTCCTTCTGGGCGATCAAATCTATGTACCCATTTTAATTGTGGTATACAAATATTTTTTCCTCCATTTTGTCTGAATTTTTCTGCAATATACCATTCTTCTGCACCAAATCCAATAAAATTATTATTTATTCCTGGCCAATTTGCTCGCTCAAATGATAAAAATCCCATTCCTTGCATGGGAATTTCAAATGGTTCCCCTTTATTATATGCTTCCTTGTTTGTTGCCCAAATTCCATACATGTGCCCACGAAAAACTTGATCAAAATGTGTTGAAATTGTTTTTAAATCATTATACAACAATGGTCCTTGTATTAAATCTTTACAATTCGGATGATTATTATAATAATCCAATAATATATCTATAGCATTTTCAACCAATAAAACGTGACAATCCATAATTATTACATATTTTCCTGTTGATTGTTCTACAACTTTATATTTATTAAAACTACTAGCTTTTTCAGTATATGGTATATATTTTCCATTAACAGTTTTCATCAATTTAGAAATAACAGGTGAATGTTTGCCATTTGGGTTATTATCAATAACTATAAATTCAATTTGGTCAGTATTACATATTTTATGATACATTCTTAATGATTGAAGTGTAAAATATACACCATCATAATCATCATATACCGCCATGCCAATTGTAAGTAATTTATCACTCATTTGTAATAATTACAATATCTTACGAAAGAAAGCCATAGCGCTTTAGCCTATGGATGAATTTCGTAAACCTTTCATACCTATTAATATAAATTATTTTGCTAAAAAAGCAAGAAAATTTAGCTGGTTAGCATAAATAATTATAGGTATAAACAACATATATCTTTCGGTATATGGATGAGGTGAAAGCCTAGAAGATATAAAACTGAACGTTTCGGTACCCTGAAGAGGTTAATCTGTGGCAGTGAATCCACCTTGAGCGCCTTAAAGCTCTAAACTGAAGCCAGTGCGCTTTAGCCACTGGTTGTTCACTATAATATACATCTAATTCAACAATTAGAATCTTCTTATTCTTCTGTCGGGTTCAGATTTTTTTATTGCAAAGCTACTCGGTTTGCTACCAAGACCCCGAACTCCCCCAGTGTAAATAGATTGAGGAATAATGGTGGGTTCTGGTGTTGTAGTCGTAGTTGTTGGTTCAGCCGTTGTTGTAGTCGTAGTTGTGCTTTCTTCTCCTGATAAAGCAACTATAATTGTATCTGTATTTTTTAAGGGTTTAATTCGATTTTTTCCTGTTTTTTTAATCTTCATATAATTATTTAGTCAATTGATGACAATTATTAATGTTATCTGATAATCTTTCTAATGTCCACTGTATCTCTACAATCTGTGATTCATAAAAAGACATATCACAATTATGTTTTTCATTAAAAAGGGCGTTCCCTAAATATGTGGTACAACACAGTATAAACATTATAAAAGTAACAATTTTAAGTATTTTCATCGGTTTCTCCTATCAATTCATTCGCTATATTATAATTATCCTTGCTAATCTCATATCCAACATAATTTCTGTTATTTAATGCGCAAATTCGTGCGGTTTTACCTGTTCCAATAAAGGGGTCTAGGACCAACCCATTCTCATTTGTATAATTGCGTATAATTAAATCTATAAGAGCAGTAGGAAATGAATCTTTATTCTTATAACCCTTTATGTTATCTCTTTCTATTAATAATACATCCGGCCTATATTCCTTAATCAAATTATTAGTAGAATGTTTACCTTTCCTAAAGGCTAATATATGCGCATATGTTAATATATACAAATTCATATTCAATGTCTTAGCCCAAATTTTATAATTAAATAGGCTTAATTTATCCTTTAAAATATCTATAACATCTATATGTTTTGTATAAATTATACCATTCATTTTCCTATCTGTTGTTATAGATACTAAATTACCCTTAGAATTTAATTTATCCGCACATTTTCTATAAATCTTATATAAAAAAACTTTATATTCATCCAAGTTATAAGGTGTTTCTGCTAGATCTGGCGGATGTAACACAATAAGGTCATATAAATGAGGATCTTTCTCTATTAATTCTAATGCATCGCCGTGATAAATCTTATTTAAATCCATAAAAATATATTCCCTCTTGTTTAGTGATCTCTTGGGTTATCTTTTTATTAGATAAATGGGACTTATTAGTCTTCATCCACCAAACGTCTTTTAATTTAAAGCCTTCTGCCAATATAATATCATTAAAATCATTAGAAAGTTGTTGCATTCGTTCATTTGAAGTATTCCCTATATTAACCGCAAAAATACCATCAGATACAAGGCAGTTTTTTATATTTTTAACAGTCTTTCGCCAATATTTCTCCAACCATTCATTGTAATCTGGATATTTATTGTAACATTGTGTTTCTTCATCACTATATATCTCTACATTATGATAACATGGAGATGAAAATGCGAAATGTATCGGAATATCTAATGAAATTTCTTCGGAACCTTTGCATTCTATATGAGCCCTATCATTAAATTCTAAATAATTTGCCATTTTTTGAAGTCCTAAATATGTTTCTGTATTGGGCTCATAACCGTAATAATGTACATTTTTGAAACCGCAACTCATTAAACCTAATAAACGTGTACCAAATCCACAACTGTAATCCAAAACATTCTGATTATCTTGAACATGATGTGAATATATTGTTTTTGCCACTATTGGTTTAAAAATAGACCCCATTGAGGCAACACCACTACTTTTAGCTCCTTGTATTATCATTGCAGGAGTTATATTCATCGGCCATTGACGCGGTGTTCTGTTTTTTGTATTATATAACAATGTATTTCCTACTCTATTTCTTATGATTTTAAATAATGTTTCCTTATTAGTAATGGAATCATAAACAGATTTCCTATTTCCCGAACGAATTTTAAGAATATTAGGGAAAAAGTACTTATATATCTTATCACCTAATCGACTAATATTGTCTAATTCGTTATTTTTATTTAATTTTAAGGTCTTAGATTTACATAGTTTCTTCCAATGTCTTTCTATAGACTGAGGTTCCTGTTGATATTTCATGAAATCATATTTTAAAAAGAAATTCAACAGATCTTTTGCAATTTCGTCTCGTTGTCCCTCTGAAAGTGTCTTTAAGTAATGATAAGTTAACGGATTACCATTCCAAACAATTAAGTCTAACATATTGCAATTTATATCATTACTGATTCTATCGGTTTCAGGGAAGTCTATAGGAATAGTTGGATCCCATTCTAATTTTCGTTCTTGTAAATTTGGATTAAATGTGTAAGACATAATAAAATTATAACCTATATATAAGGTTAAACAACAATAAAATTAGACTTTTTCAGATTTTCATGTGCCCAAAGGGGTTGTAGATTACTATAATGAAAACATTTTTGTTGTTCTTCATTTTTTGTTAAATCAAATGATGAACAGGGTCTAATATGATCTACATGCCAATCTCCATAATTTTCCCATGACATACCTGGTTTAAATTGTGATTCTAAATGTTCTTTAAGTGTAGAAAGCTCACATCCTATCAATTCCATGGTGTCATGTTTCTTTCTAATACCCCTTAATGCATGGTATAATCTTGTTCTTAATATACTTTTAAGTTTAAAATTAATGTCAGTATTGTATAGATTACGACGCCTTCTTCTATAATATCCTCTTAATTCGTCCCTATTATCCTTATACCATTTTTTATTTTGTTCAATATATCTCCTTCTACACCTTTTATATCTTTTATTGTTCTCTAATCTAATTTTCTCTTTATTTTTTGCATAATTTTGTTTATTTCGAAATGTAAGTCTTTCTTTGTATTCTTTAGTGTCTTTCACTTTTCTATAATGTTTCTTTTGGCCCTCTTTAGATCTTTCTAATGTATCTGGATTACTCCAGGTTAAAATAGAATGTACAGATACACCATATGCATCTTTGGTTTCTTGAATTGTATGCGTTTTGTAGAACTTCACTACTTCTTTTTTAAATTCATTTAAGTATTTCATTTTAATACTTTTTTGATCCTTTCTAAGTGTTTTGGATTTGTTATTATTGACATATAATTATCGTATTTTCTTTTTATGAACAAATCATTATCAGTTATGTTATTATAAAGATAATGTCCTAGCTTTATCGATTGATTAAACGAAAACATCATTTGATACCATTTAGATTTCTTGGTTTTATTTTCAACTTCATGTATACTTTTATTGGACTTTAAAATGTCTTGAAAGTGATCTGTTATAGTCTTCATAAAATTATATGAACCTGACACCAAACTTATGCAAAGCTGATTTCCTTTCATGATACATACACTTCCATCACCATCAACACATCCTCTAATAAAATGTCTTTTTTGTATTTCATTGAGTGACTTAAAGAACTTATCCACATTCATTGTTTGTGACTTCTTTCTAGTTAATCCTATAGATTTTAAGTACTCTATAAAGCCTTTATTATTAATATGCCAAGAGATTAATTTCTTTTCATATAATTGTCCTCCGAATTGGTCGTGTATTTTGTCCAATACGCCTCTATCTTCTTTCTTTAATGCGATATAAACATTGTATGATACTTTAGGACTTTTTTCTGTTGGATATGTAATACATCCATCTGTTGCAATTAGTCCCAATAGATAATAAAACGAATTATTGTCTTTTTGTTCTAAGATTTTAGATCCAATTGGGTCACTATATATGTATTTACATTCATTTGAGCAAAAGTTTTTCTCTAAAGGTTTTTCTCGATATATATCTTTACCACATTGTGTACATTTACATAATGTTCTATATGACCAAGATTTACCTGTATAATATTTTATTCTTCCATCTGATAGCTTTATTATTCGATATGGTTTTGATTCTTTATATAACTTATTTTGTTTCCAATATAATTTTTTACAATTAGGACTGCAAAAGCTTCCATGTTTAACGCGTTTTAAATCATATTTTCTTCTATACATTATATTGTTACAAAAAGAACAATTCACCTTGTATATAATATTATTCATATAATTATTTATGTTGTAGTACAAAAATATCACCTTTAAAGTTATCCACATTAAAGCAAAAAATAAAGGGATCCGAAAATCCCTTTATTGTTACATTTGTAATTAAAATTACATGTATTGAATTGTGCGTCCAACAGGTTGGAAACCGTCGTCACTGTCACGCATACCGCGAACTATAATGATATGGTAATATAGATCGGAACCGAATAGGTGATCCACAACACCATAACGAGTCATAATACCTACGCGTGGAGCGAAGTCATTAGGACCAATAGTTCTTTGTACCATCACGGGGATATACGGTGCATATACAATACCAGTATCATAGTATTCAGCACCTTTATAGCCCAATAGGCAATACTCTAACGGCTTGGAACGACGACGAGCTGGACCAAATTTGGTATCGTCATATTTCCTACCACCACCAAGGTATTGTGCATCTGTACGCGTATCACGATATACTGTGAAACGGCCACCTAAGTTACCGACTTTAGCTACACCAGTGGAACCAGTACCAACGGTACTATTCATAGGCATAATCTTGAACTCAGGAAGCATTTCAAGAATCGCACATACGCGCGGAGTTGCAATGATGAAGTTAGCTGCACCACGACGATTACGCACTGCGATGCGGTTAGCCTCTACAACAATCTTAGCATATAGATCACGATTACGTTCACCAAGCCAACGACCATCAGCAGATGCTGCATTCCAAATACTATATCCCTGACTCGGGCCAGCGTTTAGGGCTGCTTGGGCCATACGCATAACCATTTCACGGTCAATTTCAGCTTGGATTTCATAAGACATTGCATTGGTGATTTCGTTATCGATATCAATACCATTCATGTTCTTCAAATCTTGTTCCAACTCAACACTCCAACGAGCTGCAAGTCTGCGAGTACCAGCTTCTACAGCTGTTTTCTCGAAGCTGATTACAACTTGAGGAATATTTGAAGTGAACTCAAAGTTTTGAAGAATTTGTGCAACACCGGCGTCTTCTGGAAGCATATCAAAATCTGTACCTGTTACACCTACGCCCCCTAAGCCACTAAGCCCGGCTGACGAGGCGCCAGTATATGCGGTGTTAAGGTAATTATAACCTAATTCAGGACCTGTACCCGATTTTCCACGAGCCCAATTCGGGGTTGCAGACCCATGGGCTGATGTTTCACATAAATTGGTATCATATGTACCTTCTGCATTGTATTCCTTATCACTATCACTACAATTACGACCACCACCCAATGGGACGTTTTCGTACTTGTAACGAAGCGCAAATACTAAACCAACAGGACCACTCATAGGTTGAACACCAACGATTTCGTTTGTGATCAACTCAGGGAATGTACGGCGAATCATGGGGATAAGAACTTTAGGCAAACGGGCATCGCCGCCAGCGTAAAAATCTGATCCACCAGGAACTGCGCCACCCTGACCAGGCGCACCTGCCAATGAAGGACCGAAGACGCCACCATTACCAGCCATATTGGCTTCACGAAGGCACCATCTTTCTTGGTTTTCTAGCAAGATTGCAGTGTTAAGACGAGATTGCTCATCTTCAATTGCATTAACGTTTTTCGACTCATAACTCAAAATAGGATCCCACTTCTCTAACAAAGCGGATGCACGATCTTGATCAATATAAGCCGGACTACCTTTTATTACTCTACTCATATTTTATTTTCCTTCTTTTTTAAATTTATTTTCTTGAACCTAGGTCGACGCGACCCAAGGCTTCTAAATAACCGTTCACTGGATCATATGACCCATCAGATGTTGCATTGTCGCTAATTGATTCAAGAACTAATCTAGGAGTGGCAACTTGATTACTAACGGCAGCTTGTTGCGCTTGCTCTCTAATGACTTGACGATTATCGTTCTCTTCACGATTATACATCTCAACTACATAATTGAAGTTTTCCTTCACATATTCAGGGTTCTTATCCTTTAAGACCCTCATTATAAAGTTACGTTTCTCAGTTGGGAAAGAACTTGTATTCTTTTCCAAAATTAATGCGGTATGGGCTGTATTGAATTTCTTATTGATTTCTACATTTTCTTTAATGACCTTATTCAATTCAGCACGAAGACTATCTATTGTATCTTTACCGTCTTTCAAAGCTTCACGAACATTTTCGTTAATAAATGCCTTATCGACAGCAACAATTTTCTTAATTTGCTCTAACATTCTACGAGCTTGCGTATTTTCTGTTGCTTCGGCAATTTGACGTGCAGGGACAACCTTATCTAAATACAGCTCTAAATAATTACTAATTTCATCTGTAAAAGTTTCTCTAAACTTGACAGCTTCTTCTTGAATAATAGTATTATATCTACGAATAACTGTACGAAGCTTCTCTGCATGATCTTCATCAATTTTCTTAACAACATTAATCAACTTTTGTGAATGATCTTTATCAATAGTTTCCAATAGGTTTGTTAATTTTTGAGCGTGATCTTCATCTAACTGTTGAAGAGCATTTGTCACTTCCAATTCAACCCGTTCATTTACTTTTGCATTTACAGCTTGTTCGAAAGCTTCAACAATAGCTTGTTGGGATTCGACTGTAAGTTCTCCCCCACTACCAATATTTTTTAAAACTTCATTTATGTTCATAATATCTCCTAAACTATTTAACTAACATGAAACGGTTCGCTCCATATTTTTCAGGTTCTTCTTAATACGATTTTTAACCTTTTCATTGATAGCCATTTGTAGTGAATTATGTGCTTTGGAATAATCACGTTCACTCAAATTTCTAATAAATTCTACTAAAAACTTCCTATCCTTCATACAGATACTCCATTATTTTGATATTATTTACCCTTTTTATATAAATTTTATTCATTTTTTACATCGTTTTTAATGAATTAATAAATGACAATACCTGTTCTAACAAATATGATTCTTTATCACGTTTGGGTAATTTCGAGCAATTTTGTTCTAAATTTCTATGTTTTTCTTCTACCCATTCGCAAATAGAACCATCACATTTTAAAATCCATTGCTTAGATTCCAATATAGAACTAACATATGCATCCTGTACAGATGGATCATGAACCACATCCGTTGTAATTAAATGGAAATCACTAACTTGATTGACCCCGCCTCTTTCATCTAACTTGCCTAAAGCTCGACTGCTAATTCCTAATTTCACCCCGTCCATTAATAAACTTCGAACAACTTGGCCAATTGGATTACTTAAAATCTTACTTTCACCAATAAACATATTACCATCTTGTTTTAAATTAGTAATTAAATGACATGCTCTTTCCGGGTTAACTTCTACACTTGTGGGGTGATTCAATTCGCCAATACTTCTTTTTGTATCAATCATTTCTCGGGTATAACGATCTACCTCTTTGGTCATTTCGTTAAGACTATATATTCTTCCGTTCTTATTCTTTTTTTCGGCCATAAGATATGGGCCGCGAATAAATAATTCGCGAGGTTCGTTTCTATTTTTTTCCTCTTGAATAACATCCAATTCATAAGTTGGCTGTTCAATTAATAATTTTAATGGACTGTTCATAATCACTCCGATTTCTTTAATTATTTACCCATCTTTGTATGCTTTTTATAGTTATCTTTCGCCCAAAGTGGTTGTAAATTAGTATAATGAAAACATTTTCGTTGTTCTTGAGGATCTGTTAAGTTAAAACTACAACAAGGCTTGATATGATCTATATGCCATTTGTGTCTATTTTCCCAAGACATTCCGTTGACAAATTGGGATTCTAAATGTTCCTTTATTTGATTTGGTGTACACCCAATTAAGTCAAAAGTTTTGTCTTGTTTGCCGTTTTTTAACAATTGATATAAACGTGCTCGACATCTCATGGTTATAGCAAATATTGGATCTGATTTATACTTTTGTGAAACATAATCTTTGTGTTGTTCTATTATTTTGTCTTTATTTTGTCTATAATAATTCTGTCGTTTGAGCAATATATTGTTCTTGCTTTTAAGATACCATTCTTGGTTATACTTCTTTATTCTTTCCTTGTTTAATAAATAGTACTCTTTAGCTTTACCTCGTTTCTTACGGTTTTTATAATATCTTTCCTTACATCTTTTAATTACTTCTTGTTTATGCTTATCACTAATAGGTGTCCTTTGTGATTCTCCACAGTTTTTCTTCCATGTACACAGCATTGTTCCAGTAATGTTAAATTTCTTAAGAGTTGAGGTGAATCCAAACTTTTCTGCATAATTTAAAACGCCTTTTCTAAACTCTACGGTGTATTTGTTTCTAGACATTACTTAAATCTTTTTCGGTAATAATTAGAAATTTATAGTTATTTTTTGCACACCAATCTTTAGCATGGGCCCATTTGCATGTATTTGTAACCCACGCATTTTGTTCATATAATATAGTACTTGCTTTTTTATTACCATGTGATTGTGGTGGTATTGTTTGTTTATGGGGTTTTACTTCAATTATATAATTTTGAATACCTTTATCCGTTTTAAATACAACATTAAAATCTGGGTAATAACGGTGTTTAGTTAATTTACCTGTACGAATATTGGGTTTTTGATATGAAATGACTATACTTTCTGATCCCCATTCTAAAACTCTATTATTTGAATCCAACCAGCGCATGGCTTTCATTTCTAATCCGCTTCTATATATGATAGGATAAGCACCTTTATATTTTTGAGGATTTAATGGATTAAATATGCCTTGTTTATATGGTTTTCTCATGGCTTTCTGATTTGATAAAACTTTGTTTATATGCAGAAAATGTAGGGAAACCCGCTATTTTTGCTATTTCCCCCTGTTTACTACTACCGCCAGAATATGTTTTGCCTAAAGCGCGTTTCATTCCCGCCTGTATATGTAATGCCCTTTTATTTGCTAAAACTTTGCGTTCTTCTTCCGAACTCTCATGACCTAAGTATTCATCTAAAGATACAAAGTCCCATTTACAGTTGTCTGCAGTAAACCCCATTTCTTCAATAAATTCTATAACAAGATCAATATATGGAGCTATTTCTTCAGATGGTTCCCAAAATGATAAATATCCCTTTCCTTTTATATTCCAAAGCCGACCAAATAATAAATTTTTTTCTCCATGAGATTTTATAGTTTTAATTTGATCACCTGTAAGGCGTCCAACACCTTCGTGATCAATGCAAGTTACTTTGTTAGATCGATTTGTAAATACATAATCATCTATTAATCCAAGATGTTCCATCGGTTTATCAATAAAAAATAAAAACGGCAAACCAGGGCCTTTACATATTATAAACGGCACACCTATTTCATAATAATAATAAGTTTCACCGTCTACACGTATTGTGTCTGCA